CAAGTATGTCAGTTAAGTCTACTAGATATACACTTAAGGAACTTAATAAAGGCATAGGAACTGTGGATGATTATTTAGTAAGTACAGGTAATAAACATATAGATAGACTAAACTGGGATAGATTAAACCTAGTGGCTACTACTCTTAAAGAAGGCTTATCTAATGACCAAGTTAAGTATCTACTACCTGAGGCTTATAAGACATCATTAGTATGGACTATTAATATGAGAAGCTTACAGAACTTCTTAAGTCTTAGAACAGACAAGGCTGCACTATGGGAAATAAGAGAACTAGCTTATGAGCTATTCAACCAACTACCAGAAGAACATAAGTATATGTTTACTGATTATATAAAGGAGAAATAAATATGGGAACATTAATATATATAAGTGATGATAAGAAGCATAGAGTATCAATATCTATAGATGATGATGCAACAACAGATGATTTTGTAGAGAGTGCAGTAGCTCCATTGATGTATGGTATGGGATACTTTCCTACTAGAGTAGCAGAAGCACTTAACCTAGAAGATGTACTATCTATCTATAAGAACTACCAAGGAGAAGACCATGAATACATATAGAAATGTAAAGGAAGGAGAGTACTTATATGATGATAGTAAAAGTCCAGAGGCTAATGCTTCTAAACAGATAGGAGGTAATCATTATTCAGATAAGCCTATAGAACCTTGGAAATATATTACAGCTAATAAGCTAGACTATTATGAAGGTAATGTACTTAAGTATGTAACTAGACACCATACCAAGAATGGTATACAAGATATAGAGAAAGCCATCCACTACCTAACATACATGAGAGATAACTATGAGTTATTGTATGGACCAACAATGGTGACAGTAAAGATGAGACAAGAACATTATACAATGACAGGTTGTATGGTAGAAGACAGTGAGATACTACGAGAGTATAATACTAATAAGCTATTAGAGGAGAAGAAGGATTGAAAATACAGAATGATTGGTTGAAGTCTACATATAGACCTAAGGACTGTGAGTATAGTGTAACAGATATTACTATACCATCAGCACAGCTTTGGGCTAAGGCTAATACAAAATATGAAGAGAATAAAGAAGATAAGACAGTAGGTTTTAAATCTTTCTTAGGAAGTGCATTACATAAAGCTATAGAAGACCAAGATGAAGATGGAACAATAAAAGAGTTTAGTTGGGTAAGAACATTAAAAGATGGTACTAGAATAGGAGGAACTTGTGATGAACTTAGATGGAGATACTCTATTAATAAATGGAGACTAGGGGATGTTAAACTTAAAGGTGATTATCCTACTAAGAAGTTCTTAGGTATAGGAACTAAAGCAGTACCAAACCCTAAGCCAGAACAAGAGAAAGAACAACTACAGATGAGTATCTATAGATGGTTATTTGAAGGACTCTTTGACATAGAGGATAAAGGAGTTATATATCTATTCACACCAGGTCACGCATCATATGCAGCCTATCCTGAATACCAAGAAGTATGGTTAGATTTATTACCTATCAGTACAATAGATACTTATATTAAAGGTAAACTAGCAGTAACTAAACAGAAAGAACAACCAGAAAAAGACTGTCCTGATTGGCTATGTAATTATTGCCCATATCAAGAAACATGTACATATTATACTAAGCCTCAAGAAGAGTGCCATAAAGGATTTACAAATGAACAATAACAAACAAGATATAAGAGCAGAAGTAGTTACAAGAAGAACATATAGTAGACCTAAAGATGATGGAACATTTGAGACTTGGGAAGATACAGTAAATAGAGTAATAGAGCATCAGTCTTGGCTTTGGAATAGAGTAGGTACAGCAGAAGGTAAAGAACTCTTAGAGTTTAGCCAGCTAATGTTAGATAAGAAAGTAACTACATCAGGTAGAACATTATGGTTAGGTGGTACAGACATAGCTAAGACTAGAGAGTCTTCACAGTTTAACTGTAGCTTCACTAATGTAGAGACTGTATATGATGTGGTAGATGTACTATGGTTATTGTTACAAGGATGTGGTGTAGGCTTTACTCCTGTAGTTGGTACACTAAATGGTTTCTTTAAACCTATTACTAATATTAAAGTAATCAATAGTACTAAGGTAGTAGCTGAGGATGGTTCCTTTGAGAAAGGTGAAGAACATAATACAGAAACATTTAAAGATGGTATATGGACTATTAAGATAGGTGACTCAGCAGAAGCTTGGGCTAAATCTATAGGAAAACTATTAGCTGGAAAACATAATACAGATACATTAATATTAGACCTTAGTAATATTAGACCAGCAGGTATTAGACTTAAGGGATATGGCTGGATTAGTTCAGGTGACACCTCTATTGCTAAAGCTTACACCTCTATAGCTCAGATTATGAATAGAAAAGCAGGACAGTTATTATCTAGAATGGATATACTAGATGTAGTTAATTGGTTGGGTACTATTCTATCAAGCAGACGTTCAGCACAGATAGCACTCTTTGAATATGGTGAATCAGAATGGAAAGAGTTTGCAGTAGCTAAGAAAGACTGGTGGATGACAGGTAATGAACAGAGAATACAATCTAACAATAGCCTATTATTTCATAATAAACCAGAGAGAGAAGAACTAGTTAATATCTTTAGAATTATGGAAGAGGCAGGTGGTAGTGAGCCAGGCTTTGTTAATGCAGAGACAGCTATTAAAAGAGCACCTTGGTTTAAAGGAAGTAATCCTTGTGTAGAAATACTACTAGGCAATAAATCATTCTGTAACCTAATGGAGATAGACATAGCTAAGTTCAGAGGAGACTCATCAGGCTTATTAAGAGCAGTCGAATTAGCAGCTAGAGCTAACTATAGACAGACATGTGTAAACCTACAAGATGGTATACTACAAGAGTCTTGGCACCTTAACAATGAGTTCTTAAGACTATGTGGTGTAGGCTTACTGGTATAGCTAGAAGAGATGACCTAACAGAGTATGACTATGATGCTATGAAGAGAGCTGCTATCTCAGGAGCCTATGCTATGGCAGATGAGTTAGGACTACAGAGACCTAAGAATGTCACCACAGTTAAACCATCAGGTACACTAAGTAAAATCATGTCGACAACTGAAGGTGTACATAAACCTTTAGGTAAGTATATATTTAACAACATTAACTTTGGTAAGCATGACCCATTACTAAACATACTTAGAGATGCTAACTATGATGTACGAACCAATCCAGCAGACTCAGAAGGTGTACTAGTTACATTCCCTGTAGCTTGGGAAGATGTAGAGTTCACTAAAGTACAAACAGCACATGGTGAAGTAGAGGTAAACCTAGAGACAGCTATTGAACAGCTAGAAAGATACAAAAAATTACAGACTAGTTACTGTCAACAGAATGTATCTAACACCATCAGCTACTCACCAGATGAAGTATCAGATATTATAGACTGGCTATTAGCTAACTGGGATATATATGTAGGTGTATCATTCCTATACAGAGCAGACCCATCTAAGACAGCCCAAGATTTAGGGTATTTATACTTACCACAAGAGGTAGTAACAAAGGAGAAATATGAAGAGTATGTTAAAACTTCTTTCAGTTGACCTTGGAGCAGAGAATAGAGAGGGAGACCTTGAGATTGAAAACCAAGAGTGTACAGGTGGAGCCTGTCCAGTTAAATAATATAGGAGACTCTTGTAGTCTCTTAGAAAATATAAGAGCATATCAACTACAAGACATACTAGGTAAGTATAAATTATTTACCTAAAATGCTAGTTCTCTACACATAATACAGAAGCAGGGGATAATATGTAATATATACTATTATATACTATATACTAGAAAATAAGTTACAACAGTTAGTGTTGTATATATATTATTATAACTCTGTATTTAATTTAAAGGAGAGAAGCTATGCCAATAAGTAATATAAGTAATGGATTATCTAATGAAGAGTATGACTCATCAGTATATAGTTCAAGAGGAGAGAAGCTAGAAGAGCTACTAACTATTGTATGTAATACTTTAGGAGAAGTAGGAAGCCTTACAGAGAATAAAGCAGATGTATCTTTCTTATTGTCTATAGTAGGTAGTTACCTAATAGGTCTAAAGAATAAGAGTTTAGATATAGATACTGTACCACCTAATGTATTGTTTAATACTAATTTATTTCCTCTATTAGATAATTATACAGACAGAAGAGAGGAGATACCAGCAGATGAATAATGATAATAGTTTAATAATGAAGTACTTAGAAGAAGCTTATCCTAATAAACTTCCACATGCCAAGATAGATGACTTTGAATTAGGTATCCTAGTAGGACAACAAATACTAATAGAGAAGTTAAAAATTAAATTAAATATATCTAATAAACTAGATAAACAGGAGGTTAAGTAATATGATTAAAGAGTTCTTTGAGAGAGTACACTATGAGGGATATACACATACTGAGTTAGAACAAGCAGCAGGTGGAGGAGGAGGAGGAGGAAAATTTAATCCTGTAAAGGGTATTACTTCTAGTGTATTTAATGCTTGGGAGGATACTAAAGAATTCTCTACTAAAGCATTAGGAGATATAGGTTCAACAGTAAGTACAGCAGGAAAAGATGCAGTTAAGTT